GGTATGGTATTAAATTACCTTCGCATGGCTCATTGCGTGACCCTAAAAAAGAAAAACCAAAGAAAAGAGAGTTGGCAGCGCACAATGTCCGTAGGGGCATAGATGTAGATAAAGTAAAGCGAGTAATTGTATTTAGCGATGCTCACTTTACCGATACCACTACTGTAGCGTTTAAAGCGTTGCTGTTAATGATTAAAGAGTTTAAGCCGCAAGTCATTATTTGTAATGGCGATGCGTTTGACGGTCAGATTTTAAGCCGCTTTCCAAGCATCAATTACGACAAAAAACCCAATGTATTACAAGAACTTAACGCTTGCCGCTACCATTTAGACGAAATTGCTAAACACCGCCCAGCAGGGTGTGAGCTTATTTGGACTTTGGGTAATCACGATATGCGTTATGAATCATGGCTGGTTAATAAAGTGCCTGAATATAGCGGTGTAGATGGTTTTAGCCTGAAATACCACTTTCCTGAATGGAAAACCTGCTGGTCATATTGGGTTGGGGAAGATACCGTAATTAAACACCGCCATCGTAGCGGCAGAACTGCTGGATATACCAATCTGTTAGCGGCTGGTAATACCAACATTATTACAGGCCATACCCATGTATTAGCTTTGCAACCAATTACAAACTACCAAGGCACTTACTGGGGCGTTCAGACTGGTTGCCTTGCTGATCCTATGTCACCTAGCTTCGAATATTGCGAAGACGGGCCTAAAGACTGGCGTAGCGGCTTTGTAATGCTGTCGTTTGACCAAGGCAGAATGTTAATGCCTGAAATGATTATGGTTACTGACGAACAAAATGGTGAATTTGAGTTTAGGGGTTGTATAAATAAGGTATGAAATTAACGCCAGCCGTACTCAGCAATCTATACGCTTCTTTAGCGTGTTGTTATCCATTTACTAAATGGCCTATGCCTTTGCCTGAGGAAATAGAATTTATTGTTACGCCTGATCCTGAGTTGATGGGAACATATTTATACGACACAGGTGGTGATTACGCACATACTATTACCATATCTTCGGCTCGATGCGGCCACCTTTACAGCGTCTTAACTACCCTTGCACATGAGTGCATTCATCTTAGTTTTCATAAACAAAAAGGTGACAAGTGGTTACAGCATGGCAAACCTTTTAGAACTCGTTGCAAAATGGTCGGTGAAGAATTAGGATTTGACCCATTAGAGTTGTAGATACATTGTAGCTACATATTACGGTGGTAAGCATCTTTAGGGTTTTTGAGCATTGATTTAATAAGTTCATCCATACTAAAGAAGTATTGAATATATTTAGTCCCATCGTGGGAATAAATAGTAAAACTCATTTAGTAGCAATCAAGTAAGCCCCAAAATTCGCAAAGCAATATCCAGCATACATACAAGCCAATCCAGTATTTCCTTTGAATCCTTGTTCGATAGAAATAAAAGCATAGATTAGACCTGTAAGAATTATTAACCAACTACTCACCAATTAGTCCCATCGTTTGTTCGAGTAGTTGTTCTTCTGTAATTCCATATTCCCTTTCAAAGCGTTTTCTACCCATTTCGTGAATACTGGTATTTGATCCTCTATGGTGATAGGTGCAAAGCGGGATAACAGGACTGCTGCTTCGTATGCCACTTCTTCTAATGTGATGGAGTTCCGCTGGCGTTCCTTCAGAGCCGAGATACCTGCATAATGAACATCCCAGTTCAGCAATTTTTCGGTAGGTTTGTTTTTCGGCTTTTGTGGGCATTTAAGTGTTGGCATTATCTACGCTGCGTTGCTCTAATTTTTCTGCTGATTCTGCAATATCTACTGCAATTTCCATCATAAGAATTTTATCATTGCCAGCGAATGCTTTTTCGTACATTTTAATTAGTGTTTTAAGTATTAACAATTCTTCGGCTAGGTTAATCATACGGTAAATTTTTCCAATTGTCGGTTGTTTGCAGATTCAGTTTGCCATGCTTGAAAACGCATTTTAGCGGCTTCTAATGCAAATTTCATTTCTTCTACTTGTTCGGTTGCTGTTCCTATTGCGTGTCCTAAATGAATGTATTCTTGGCTTGCGTAGGCTTCCCGTTCCTGTGCGCCAATAGTTTGCTCATTAGACTTTTTCATCATAATGGCTTTAAGGCTGCTTTTATATACCTCAAGCTGGGCTAATTGCCCTTTAGCTTTGGCATACGCTTTTCTGTGTGTATAAATGTAATTAATTGCTTCGTGTGGATCGTATTCGGTCATTTTCCTAATAATTCCTTTATGCGTTTCTTAACATCGGCTTCTGTATCTTTATTGCGCTCAATTAATTCTTTAACCACATCCCAATTGCGGTAACGCTGGGCTATGGCTATGTAAGATTTCGCCAAATATTCAATACGATCTTTATGTTTGTTCATCTAACTGCTTGATTCTTTGGCTAATTCTTGCTCTCCATTGCTGCCAACCTTCACCAGCGTAAGCAGGGCAGCCGACTTCTTGGGCTTTGGCTTTAGTCAATTCTTCGGTAGAGTACCAAGGCAATTCAGGTTTCTTGGCTTTTTTAACTTCCATATCAAGTTCATCTTCCCAGCGGCCCTGATTAAGCCATGTGGCAGGGTGCGGAATATAGTCTTTTTCAGTCTGCTTTAACTTCCAGTATTCCAAGTGTGTAGGAAGGGCTAAAAACGCATCTTCCTGTTCTTGATGGGTTAGCCTGTCCCATGACTTCTCGGCAGCCCTGCGGCCTTGTTTTCTAGGGTAAAGGCTATAAAAATCAGCAAAGTTCATTCTTTTGCCTTTTTTAATATTGCTCTAGCAAAGTCTAATTCTGCTTTAGTCATATGTACAGAGCAAACAATCTTTGACCAAATAGATTTTATTTCTTCATCTGTCAGGTATTTAACGCTTGCCCCGCTATCAACAATATGTGGGGGTGATGCAGTTACCGTGCCGCCTTCCACATTGATGGTAAATGAACCGTCTTTTTCTGCAAAGATTCGATCTTCAGTCGTAAAAGTAGTCATAAGTTAGTCCAATATAAAAGTGCGCCAGCCAATACCATAAGAATTGAAAATATAACAAACACCCCAATGGCAAAAACAATCATCACCGTTTCCATTATTGAAACACTCTTACGCTTGGTGGGCTAGGGGGTGTCATAGGAATTGTATAGCTAGGAGTTACAATAGCTGCGCCATTCGGTGATACTATTTGGTTGGGAAAAACCGTCAATGGTTGGCCTACAGTATTACCGTTAGGCGTTAATAGATTGACCGTGTTGCCGTTTTGCTGGATATAGCCAGTAACTTGGCCCTGTTGGTTTTGAATCGCATAAGTTTGAGCGTGCGCGGGAACTCCATAAGCAAACATCGCACCAATAATTGCGCCTAATACGCAAGCACCTAATAAATCTTTCATTATTTGTACCCCTGTGCTTTTTTGATTGCAGATTCGGTAGGTGATTTTTTTACTGTGGCTTTAATTTCCAATCCTGTAGCGTATGGAAGCACACCTTCAATCATATTAAATGCTCTACGCTGGTCAACTTCAAAGCCATCCGCTACCCAGTTTTCTGTTACTTCAAACTCCACAACCCATTTAAATCTTTTCATTTGCTGCTCCTTTTTCTATCTCACTCGTTATTGAGTAACACCAGTTTATTAAGATAACTTAACTATTGCAACATTTATTTTATAGGTAGTTTCCCTAATGTTGTTTTTTTACACATAGCTTGCCCAAAGGTGATAGCACCCCATCCATTCAAGAAGTTGATCTTGAACTAATGCTCCCGAAGGTAGTGTTCATTCGATTACAAGGTTGTCTATCACCATTGTCCTTGTAACTTGTGTAGTCCCCACTCAAGGCTACGGGGCTTGCTGTCAGGTGTTAACCAGCCCATGTTCTATTCCACGCCACCCAGTTAAGTGCTTGTTATCGTATGGAGTACGGCAGAAATAAAAAAACCCCTTAAGGTAGCTTTAAGTTGATGCCGCTTAATAAAAAACTCCACGATTTTTACTAAACGCTCAAAGCTACCCTAAAGGGTCTTGTGTGGAGTTCTTGTACTAAACAGGCATCACTCTGCCTAGTTAGTATACCCCAACTCTTTCAAAATTAAAATCTCCGTGAAAACCAAAGGTTTTGATGTCAGTTAATTCACGCTCAAAACTAAAATATCGTGCCAGTTCTTCGGGAGCAAATCGCATACCTTGATTTTCTAAAAAAATACGGTTTAAATGGCAAATTTGGTCATCTTCGTTGTGATCTGTGTAAACAAATTTAGGGCTGGCGGTTAGTTCACAGAGCCGCTTTGAGCGTAGGCTAAAGCCACCATTGCCTACCTTTCTGCCCATAGGATGCCAATGCCATACTGCCCCAATGTAGTCATAGTCTAAAAATTGGTCGTTCCAAGCGTCAGGGTTAATGATGTACCCATCCCATTGAATTATTAAAACAAAGTCTGTATAGACTTGTTTATGCAATTCTTGAAGGATAAATTGGCTATAGGCTTGACGGCTATTGATTTGGGGGTCAGTTATAAAAATTTCACCGCCAAAATCAAAGTATTCTTTGCACCGATCCATTGCTTTTTTAGCTTTATCAGGTTGCACGGAATCAATGCAAACTAAGGTAATGTTATTCAAGTTCAGGCCAAATTAACTTATGATTTTTAGGGAATAGCGATTTACGGGTAATAAGACCGTGCGATTCTTTTTCTAGCGTTGCAGCTAGGATTACCAGCTTATCTTGTGGAATTTCACCGTTTTGCCACATAGATACGGCTGGTACAGATACCCCGACCAGCTTAGATATGCGAGTTGGGCCACCTAAAAGTTTAATTATTGCAGTTGCGTTAATTGTTGTTGGCATTGTTTTTACCTTTTTAGTTCCTCTGCTTTGCCTTCCTTTATTAACTTTATCTTGCATATTTTCTGCATGAGTGCCTAAAAACAAATGATTTGGGTTTACGCACAACGGAACATCGCATTTATGTAAGACCAGCATATCTTCAGGTATTTCATTACCGTGCAAAATAAAAGACGATCTGTGAGCATAAATTTCGTTGTTTAGCGTGAAATGACCGTATTTGTAATTGTTTGCGCCTTTCCAAAGCCAGCAGCCATCAGGCTGTTTGCTGACTTTTTTCATAAATTTATTTAAATCTTGCATAAGGTATCTTAACTTATTTACAACACTTTTGCAAATAAACGCTTGACTATGAATTTAAGGTA